CCGCTCGCGAGGTCGCCTGGAACTGGGTCGTTGAACTGGTCACTGGACGGCGCCGCGCTGGAGTCGCGGCCCGCGTTAAACGGTGAACTCATGATGAAATGCCTTTCTTAGATGGGGTATGCCTGGGGTCCAAGTTCGCCGTAAGACGGGCCGTGAACGTTGTCGGTGTTGATGTGCCGGTCCACATCCCCGCCGCTGGCCCGGCCCGGGGCGTAATCGTCTTCGCCGAGGTTGTCATGCGCCCAGCCCAACTCCGACGCCGGCGCGTCGGTGATGCTGTTCTGCGACAGGCTGGCATAGGTGGGTGCCACATACACCCCCGTCTGCTCCCACGTCGGATCCTGCTGCGTGGGCATATCAAAGTAGGGCGGCTCATTCAGCGGTGCACTCATAGCGGATTCCTCTCTCCTAGAACCACGGGCTTGACGGCATCGTCAACCCCGTCACCATGCGCCCGACATCGGAGCAGCTTGAGCATGGCGCGCGGTCGGTGGCGATGAACGTCCCACACCCTTGGCAGCGCGTCCCCTTGTCGATGATGTGCCGATCCGGTTGCGGCGGTGCAGCATTCGGTGGGTCGCTGCTCAGCGGGTTGTCGTCGCTGTCGCCCACTTTCCACGGCAGGCCCGCATCAGGGGGTGCTGGCGCCGCGCCGGTATAAAGCTGCTCATAGTAAGGCCCGGTGAGGGTTTTCCTGTAGCCGGGCATCGCCTTCGCGGCGTTCTCGCCAATGCTCACACGGGGACCCTCTCGAAGACGGCGCGGACATCCGCGCGGAACTGCGCCGGCTCGCCCGCGATCACCGCGCGGTAGTGATCAAACCGGGACCGCTGCCGGTCATAATCATTAAGCAGCACCCGAATCTTGCGGGCCGCGCGCCGCTCCCAACCATGCTTGCGGTCATTGATCTTGAACTCATCGGGGATCGGCACATCCACCGCATTACCCGCCGAGCCGCGCGTATTCGTTAATACACAGCAGCCCAAAGCGGCCGCCTCCCGCGGGATACGATCCTTACCCGGGTGCCCACCGAAATCCAGGTACACCTTGGCGTGGCTGAGCAGCTTGTGCATGCTGGCCGGCGACAAATTCGCCATCGGAATAATGTCGGGTTCCGGGCCGCCGTCGCGGGCCAGCGCCCGCAGCACCTGCTCCGTGCGCGGCAACCCCTTCGTCGGGTTATAGACGATGAGGTTGTGCCGAAACCCTTGCGGCGGGCAGGCGAGCGCGTCAAGATACGTGCCGGCGAGCTGATCAGACAACCGGCTCGCCGGCTGCAGCCCATTGGACTCAAGCCAGCCGCGCGCATAATCACTCTGGTACAGGTTTAGGGCGGCGTGCCGGCTGATGTCTTTGAGTTGCTGCCGTTTCACGTTGGCCGACGGCGCCGCATCCAAGTTGACCGGCGGAACAACCTTGAAGAAGTTACCGACCGACAGCCACCACATATAGACGCGGCAGCCAGGAAACGTGCCCACGATGTCGCCGTACACCTCAGGCAACACCACAATCGAACCCGGCTCAACATCCTCACACCTAGCCTGATGCGTGTTGTAATGCCGATAACGCGTCGGTGTCTCGTGCCGCCCGTCGAACGGGGCGTAAATGATGAACGCGCGCTTACTATCCTGGTTGAGTGCGTCGGCGAGCTGGTGGCACAGTTCCGGGCCGCCCGTCACCGTGTTGCCCGGCGCGACGATGAAAACCTTATCCATCACAGCCCGGATAGGAAATCGTGGCCGGGACGGTGGAAACGAAACTATGGATCGTCACCTTGCCACAGCATCCGTAAGTACGTGGCTCAGCCTCATTCCACATGGTGTCGAATTCAGCTGCGGTGGTGTCTTCTTCGCCGTTTTCTTCGTCTTCGTTCACAGTATGCTCCGATAAGCGTCTTCCCAATCGCGCCAGCCGGTTTGGATGGTGTGTTGGGAAGCGACTTCGCGTGCTTTGGCCCCCATCTCGGTGCGCATCGCCTCATCGTTGACCAGCTCGCGTAACCGTTGCGCCCACTGCTGCGGGGTGCTGACTAGCCAGCCCGTCACGCCGTCGATCACGTAGTCGTTGTATGGCGTCACCGCGCTTGCCACACAAGGGATTCCAAGCGCACCGTATTCCATCACCTTGATGGCCGATTTTGCATCAGTGAATATGCCGGGTTTGAGTGGCGCGATGCCGATATCGAAATCAATCAGCTTGTAGTAGTCGGCGGTGATTTTCACCCAGCGGGTGAAGCGGGCGTCGCGGCGCAACAGGTGCCGCATATCGGTCCCAATGAAATGCGCCTCAACCGTCGGCGAATACCAGTCCAGCACGCGCCGCAAACCGTAGACAGCTTCTTTCATGTCCTCGAAATGGGAAGCACTACCGGTCCACCCGATGACAACCTTGTCGCGCCGCGGCCGCTGCAAGGCGAGCAGCGATTCGTCGATGCGGTTTTTGCACACCACCACATTCGGGTTGTAGCGCCGCATCTTCTCCGCCAAAGGCTCCACGCTGGTGGTCACCAAATCGGCTGTGCGGATACAGAATTCGAAGCTGTCCCGCGAGTTACGCTGGTTGTAGTCACAATATGCGGGGTTGGTGCGCTCCAACTCGAACGGGTCATCATCCAACTCGTAGATGCGGCGGCAGCGCGTCGCGAGGCGCCGCCACCAACGGTGCACGTCGGGCGCCTCCCCGTGGTGGATGCTGCCGATCATGTGCCCCACCACAACGTCGGCGCCCTCCAGCAGCGCCGTCGTCACCGCCGGCGCGCAGCTGGTGTCGTGCCCGTGACGGCCCAACTCGCCGATCGGCAGGCGGATACGGTAGTAACCCCCTCCCTCAGCCCCGTGGTAAAGACCTTTTATGCGCATCAGGTGTCGGGGGTGTCTTTCCAGCCGGGGGCGTGCTCATCATGCCAGTCCGGTTGTTTCTTCGGCCGACCCCGACGCTTCACCACCGCCGTCTCCACCTTTTCAGGCTCGACAACCGCGTCCTCTTCCTCCAGCTCTTTGACCCACTGCTTGTCGGGGAAGTGTGGTTCCTCGTCGGCCCGATCAGCCGCCTCGGCGTCGATGTACCGCTGGGCGTGCAGGTCTTCGATGTCGACCACCACGCCGCGCGGCACGCCGCCGTCGATGCCGTGGAACGAGCCGGTGACGTCATACCTCATGCGAATACGCACAGCTGCCACCCTTTCGATGGGTTGGAGGCGGCGGGAGCCGCATGTCGGGGGACGGTCCCCGCCGCCTGGCTAACCTTATGTGGCCGGCGTGGCGTACGCCTTGACCGCGTTAGCGTCCACCAGGGCCCCGTCGGTACGCATCAGCGCCCTAAACGAAATCTGATCGGTATTAAAGGCGTATTCATCCGACCGCTCAAATCTCAAAGGCGTGACGTCGCGGATGTAGTACGCGGAGAAGTCGCCGAACAAGATGGAGCCGGTGACGCTGACACCGATCAGCGGGAGTGCTGGGTTGGCGTACACCGGTTTGCCAAGGATAGTATCGGCCACCCCCGCCTGTAGCGACGGCTCCCAAATGTAGCGGCCCAACGTGTCTTTCACTTTGCGAACCTGCTTGATGGTGGTGTCATTCAGCATCCACGAGGCCCGCGGACGGTACTGCGGGATGATGGAGTGATACATGTTCACGAAGACGTCGAAGGCATAATCGCCGGCCGTCGCGGTGGGCAGGCCCGCGGTGGCGCCGGTGCTGACCGCGGCGGTGAAACCCACCTGGATGCCGTTGAGGATGCCCAACGGTTGGGTTGTGCCGGTGCCGCTGACGTAGGCGGCGTTGGTCAGGATGCCGAGGTTGCGGCCGCTGGACTGCGCCAGGTAGCCCACTAGGTCAAAACCGACGTCGGTAGCCAGCTCCTTGGACACCTGAATTATCTTGCCCGCTTTGCGGCTGCCCAGCGTGACGCTGGACAGAGTCGGGTCGCCGACCGTCAGGGCCGCAGCCTCAGCCACCCACACCGCCGAACCTTCAGCGGTGGACCGGGGCACCAGTATCGACTCACCCGTCTGTGTGGTGATGACGGTGGCGCCGGCCTGCCGAATCGAGCTGGTGTCCACCAGATAGGTGTAAAGCTGGTGGATGAAGCTGGTCGGCATGGGAACGCCGGCCACCCCAATTGCACGCGACTCGTAGCCAGGAGTGTTCATCGTCCGCTTTTCAAAAACGTTGGGCCAGGTGAAGTCCAGCCCGCAGCCCGGGTGCTGGCCGACCAGCTTGCGGAATTCCTCAGTCTCCTGCTCATACGACATAGCGGGAGACGCGACAGGAGACGCGCCAGGGTCGACGCCGGGCGCCGCTGGCTGCGCCAGCACCCGCGACGTGGCCTCCTCAAACGCTGCGGCCCGCATCTCGCCCGCCTCAATGTCCTGCACCTGCACGTCGATGCGGGAAATTTCGTCGTCCCACTCCTTGAACTGGCGTTCCTCCTCGCCAGTCATGGCGCGGTGCTCTTCGAACGCTTTCTCGGAGACGGATTTGGCCTGCTCCCAGCAGGACAGGCGCCGATCGCGCATCCTGTTCAGAAGGGTGGTTTGCTCGCTCATGGCCGAATTCCTTTCACTGTTTCTTCTTGTTCGGCCGTCCGGGCCGGGCGGAATTTGATGGGATCGGTAGCACGCCTGCCGCGTATGTGCATCAGGGCGACAGCAGGCGACATCGGTTGGGGAAGGTCCAACTCGAGCTGCGGCGACTCCACAGGCACCTCTTCAATGGGTGGTGTTGGCGGCGCAACATCAGTCCGCACAAACAGTTTCCGCAGCTCGTATTGCGCGGCCAGCGCGAACACATCCTCTTCAGGGACATCCTTGAAGGCCGCGAGGCTGCGCAGCGCGACAGTGGCGTCGGGGTAGGCGGCCAAAGCACTCACCGGGGCAACATCGACGAGCGTGCCGCTAACCAGCGTGCGCTGCGTCAAGCCCTCCGTGTACCGCCAATCATCGCCGCCCTCATCTTCCAACCCGAACGTAAAGGATGACGCCGCCACATCCCTACGCTCCACCAGCTCCAGCACATCGTCGCGCGAGCGGGGGATGTCGACGGTGTAATCCAACCCGCGGCCGTCAACGCGCAGCTGCAGGGTGCCCGACTGGCTACTACCCAGCAGAAACTCGTCGCTGTGGTTGTAGCGGCACACCACACCGTTTTCGCGGGGCCCGGGCCAATGGCTGGCGGCGTCACGGTCAAAGAAACCCGGCGCGACGCGTTCGACGAACGGGCCCTGCCGCGACGGGATGAGCCGCGATGGGCTGTTGAACACGGCAGCATATCCCCCGATGTGCCGGCTAGGCTGGTCGCCGCCCGCGCTGCGCAACTCCACCGTGAGATAGGTGATGCGGCGCTCCACGTTGTCGTGCTTTTTATCGTCGACCATCATTGTCCTTTCGCGCCAGCCTTGGCGGTCTGCCCGTTCGCCCCGTTCACCCGGCCGCGCATCATGCCGTGAAGTGATTGCGCGGCCGCGCTCGACGCGCCCGGCGGCGCGGTTTTTGTGTTACCGGTAGGTGCCGCACCGTTACCACCACCCGACGGCGTCTTCTTCGGCGTTGCCGTGCCGCCCGGCTCGACCGGGGGGGCCACCGCGGCGGTCCACTGCGGGGGCGCCTTAGCGGGTTTCAAGTTCCGGCCAGCCCGCACCTCATCACGGTCCAGCCAGCCAGTGTTCTGGAAACCCAAACTAATGTTGTCGATCTCCGCGCGCGTCTTAGCGTCCACCCGAATGAATTCATCCGTCTCAAACCGCACAAATTGACCCCGCGGAAAGCACGTAGAAAAGGCGTATTCGAACCGAGTTAGCCAAGGTCGGAACGAAAACGTCAAAGTATCAATCGATTCCTGCTCAACCGTCGCATAAGTCATCGAGTCGCCGATAGTGCCACCAATTTTGTGCGGCGGCACCCCGTAAATCACCGCGATCTGCGAGGCCACCATTTGGCTGGTCTCAATGAACCGCGCCTCCATCGCCGAAATCTGTATCGGCGTGTACTCCCAATCCATCCCATACACCAAAGGTTCACGCCGGCGGATGCGCCGCGCCAACCCCTGCCCGATATCGTCGGCATCATCGGGAAGAACCTTCTGCGTGAGATTATGGAAAGTGCCCGGCGGGACACCGCCGTTGCGATACCACTCATCGGCCATGCTGGCAGCACCTAACCCAATGCCCATGGTGGTGGCGTACGCCATCATCGGGGTCAGGCCGCGCACCCGCCACGGTAGACAAAACCAGGGAATGTGCAGCAGGTCACGCGGATCCATCGGGCGCCCCCACCAATACCAGCGCGGGTCCACATACGACCCAGGCCCCTCAATGGCGCGATCCAACGTTTGCACATTGATCGGGTTCAGCCACTCAATCATCGTCGGAAAACCCAAACTGTCACGCTGGGTCACCAACCCGATACCGTCACCCTGAAAACACATACTGATGACCGCCTTATGCAGCCAGTCGAACAAAGTGCCGTGAATGCTCGGGTTAGCAAACAAGCTCGGAGTCGGTTGCCGCTCAGCAATATCGTCTTTGCCGATCTTGTACAGACCCAACCCGGGGGCCATGGCGGCGATGTTATCGGCGAGGAACCGGATCGCCCCAAACACCGGCACCAACCGCAAAGCGTGCTCAGGATTCGTGGCAGCCCACGGTGACGGACCACCACCGCCCCAGCCGCCGCCGGACCCGCCGCCGTCGCCCCACGGCATCGACCGCCGCTCAGGAGCCCGGGATTTGAAAGGCCACATCAGAGCAGCACACTTTTCCGCACATCATATATTTCCGGCTTCTCAAGCACACCCCACTGATAAAACGCCGCCGCAGCCGCCACCAACGGCGACACATCCGCATTAAAGTCACGGTCCCACGTCTCCGCATCACCACTACGGCGGGTGCGGGCATTCGCCACCGCAACACCCAGAGGATCATTCCCCTGCAAATCACCCCCAGGATGCACCAGCAACCCCTCAACAACTGCAGCCTGAAACGCCGTACAGCTAGCGGCGATCTCATGCGGCGCCAGCCGCCTGTACTCGATACCCGCCAGGGTCAACTCCGCCCCCAACCCACGGGCCTCCCCGGCGGTTACTGAAACCTCGATGATGTCCTTGTCCTGGTCGGCGACCAGCGCGGCGACCTTGCCGACAACCTCCCCAAACGTGCAAGGCTCAATCATCACCAGCGTCTTCCCGCCCGGCGCATCGCCAGCCACCGCGATCGTCGCCGACGTCCGGTAAGGATTAACGTCAACGACCAGCGCGACTCGCGACGGTGGTGCCACATTCAGGTCCTCGAGCTGCTGCCACTGCACGACGTCGAACACCGTCCACGCGGCCGAATCCCAAATCCCCAACGCTTCGCGGCGAAACCCATCCGGGTCCAGCTTCTTCCGCAACCGCTTGATTGCCGCCAACGGCGTGTAATGCGGATACGACGCGTTCGCCTTCAAATACTGCGCGTCATCATCCAAATCAGCATCGTCGTCGGCGCCCATCTCAATCCAAATAAGATCCGTCGGCTCACCAGACTCCAACGCTGCCAATGCCTCCGCACGCATCCGCGTGAACACCTCACAGTTATCACCCGGCTTCGGCGGCGTCCCCACGTAACAGTGCAGGCCGAACGTCGACCGGTTCATCGCCGCCAACATGTTCTGCAACGCACGCTCCGACAAAATCTGCGCCTCATCGAAAATCAGCACATCAATATTCGACATACCACGACCAAAACCGCGCTCCCTGGCGCCGAACAAGATTCGCGACCCGTTCGCGAACCGGATCTCCTGAGTACCCGAGCCCAAGAAAACCTGCTTCACATACGGCTTCACCTGCGGCCGATCCCCAAACGCCTGCATCACCAAAAACGTCTCAGTAGTCGTTTTCTCATGATGCGACGTCCACAACACCGTCAACCCAGGCTTCTCCACACACAGCCCAAACAACAGCCCAGCGAACAGATACGTCTTACCCACCTGCCGCGGGATGGACATGCCTACCCCGCCGACTGTCGCAGCCAACAGCCCCGCCCCGTCGCGACCCAACACTAGCGTGGCCGCACCGTCCTGCCAGCCGTCAAACGTCACACCAAGCTTCGCCTGGCATGTCTTGCGGACAGCCGGCCAATCCGTCGTCTCAATATCCGGATGAACCAGATACTTCTTGACCTCAGACAGCCGCCGCTCAGATCGCGTCGACGTCAAACTCTGCGGAACTACTACCGTCGTCATTTTCCTCGTCCAGTTCCGCGGCCGCCGCATCCAGCCCGCGAATCTCTTTGTCAATCTCCCTAAACTGGCGCACGAGCGCCGCTAGTTGCGCCGGGCCGCAGCCATCATCTATCTGTGCCGCGATCTTGCGGCGCAAGATAACCAGCATCTCGCGTTCGGGCGCACCAAGCGCGGCGGTCATCTGCGTTTTGGGTCTCCCGCTACGCCGAGTGGGGGGCTCGGTGACAGCCTTCAATCTTGCTGTGGTTGAACGCAATTCATCGCCTCCAATCGTGTTGCGGCTCAACGGATCTCAATGTTTGCGACAAAACAAAACCGAGGGGGGTATACACCAAAAAGTTACAAACCAAAAATGGTGGTAAATAGATAAGGCACGACCCACGGGTCGCGGTGCTCAGCAATCCTAAAGAAAACGGAAATATGGCTTTGACCTGCGGTTATGGTGACCATGCGACCATCCCAGCTAACCGGTCTGACCTGCGACGATGCATTCATGCAGGTCAGTGCCATATCGACCCCCGATAGTGTACGATCCTACGGCGTGGCGAAACGGAGCGGATGTTAGGTTTTGCTGCATACCCCCTACGGGTATGTATGTGCCACGCCCTATTGTTAGTTAATGGGGGTCAGTCTAATAGTCTGGCTATCTGCTTCTGGTAGGCAGCGTCGCGCCATGCGTGGTTGGCGTGGAACAGCCTGGACTCGACCCTCCGCTGCTCCCCTCTTGCTACTCGCCGCTCGGTGCGGGGAGACATGCTTTGGGTGAGCGTGACGGTCTGGCGGAGGAGCACCCCGCACTCTCTGCCACAGGTGCGTTGGTCGGCATACTGCGAACGGAATGGTTTGCCACATAGTTCACACGCCCTGGCTTCGACGGCTGGTGTTTGTGTGGCGAAGAAGGCCAGCGCAGGTGCGGGCTTGTGGCGGGAGGCCATGTGCCGGCGGGTGGCGCTGCCCTCATCTAGTTGGGTTTGGGTCTGCTGGCGTAGCTCAGCCAGTTGGCTAGCGGGTGTGTTGCCCCGCTTGTAGTTGCAGTTGCGGCAGGCGCCGCGTGTGTTGGTGCGGATGAGTGCCAGGTCTGGGCGTGTGGTGACGGGGATGATGTGATCGGCTGTGGTGCTATGTACCGTGCATCCTGCCAGGCGCAGCCAGCACAGTGGTTCTTCTGCGATAGTGCGCTTGGCTAGTTGGCGCCAGGCGTTGGTGCTGCGTAGCTTGCGCCATGGGCTGGGGCTCATGCGGCGGTGTCTTCGTCGGGGTGGTGCCAGTGGTGGGTGGGGTCCCAGCGGGCGGCGATGCCCCAGGTTTCCCATACCTCTACAGCCGCGGCGTCGTGTGCTGCGGTGTGGAGTTGTTCGGGGGTCATCAAGTCACAGTGATCGTACGAGCAGAACGAGTTGGCAGGCGGCGATGATGCCGACTTCGATGATGAGCCATATGGAGTCGGTCATGGTTGGCCTCCGTGGAATAAGTCGATGCGGGCTTGGATAAAGGCCGGGATGGGTTTGAATCCTTCTGCTTGCAAGTCTTTGAGGGTGCCGATGCATGTTGGTTTGCCCCGCAGCAACTCCTCAACCTCAGGCAGGTTGAAGACGGCTGGCAGGTGATCTGGCTGCTGCTGGGTGCCGTCGTAGCCGCATAGTTCGGCGCCCAAGTCGATTTTCGTCAAAACCAGTGTCCTCGGCCGCCGACGCCGCGGCCGGCGGAGCCTAGTAGCCATAGCATGAGTCCGATGACGAACAGGATGATGCCGAGGGTCATGAGGATTGGGATTGGCAGGATTAGGCCGATGATGATCAGGATGATGCCCAGGATGATCATGCATTCGCCTTTCGGGGCAGTCTGTCTGCCAGTCGGTTGAGTTGCCGCTCCAAGGCACAGGCGTAGCAGCCTTCGCAGTAGAGCGAGTTGTGGTTGGGGTCGCAGTCGGCTCGGGCGTGGCGCAGCCTGGTTAGTGTTGAGGCGAGGTGTGGTGCCGATTTTGACGGTCGTCGGGCTAAGCAGCAGGTAGTAGACATAAGCCTGCCGATCTGGCCTGGGAGTTGGCGATTTCGCTACCAAGCCCTCCCCTAGAAGGTCTCGCATGAACCCGTAGACCATGATCGCGTGGTAGTGACACACGGGCATTCCTGCGAACTGGGGGGCGCGGCAGCCCGACCACTGGCAGGAACGCGCTATCGGGCACGCCACTGCGTCTGGTCGTCCGAACTGGCTTGCGTCGGGACCGTATCGTCGCGCGGTAGGCTTCGCCATGTCGAACTCCTTCTTAGTTCGGCCACACCCCGGGGCTGTTAGCGCAGTCGCCGGGGCTTTTGGGCATGATAAACAGGCCTTTTGCGCGCAAGACTAGCACGAATAACATGCACGTAGTTCTTAGACACCCCTTATTTTGTGCGCGGCGGCGCCTGTAGCTCCTTGTTGAGGGCGTGCGATCCATAGCTCACGCACGTCGTGCAAGAGGAATTTCGGCTCACCTTGGATGTCGTAGCCGGTGGGAATCATTTGGCCTCGAGCGGCCCAGTGCTGGAGGGTCCGCAAGGGCACGTAGAGGCGCATGACGGGCAGAATTAGTTTCCATAGTTCCGACATGGTGAATGACTTGTCATCTGTGTCGCGGAGCTGCTGTTCCAGTAGTCGCTCCACGTCGTGGACGGTGTGGCATTGCGGGCAGGTCACTTCAGTAAGACCCACTTTGGCGATCAACGCGGTCGTGCAGGCGTGTGGGTGAATCTTCTGGCATTTTTTGTCGTGCGACGCGCTCACCCATATCGGGCATGGACCGAGGAAGCGCGGCGGTATCGGCCGGTTAATCATCCGCTCGATGTCGTCGATGGCTTTGCGGACTTGGGCGAAGATTTCGCCGGCGGCTTCGTTGCAGGCGATGGTGGGGATGTTGTTGGCGAGCCAGATGGCGGCGGCGGTGGTTGTGGAGGTGGTGGAAACTTCGGTGCCGCACAGGTGACTGACCCATGTCGTCAACATCGCGTGGAGCTGTGTCAGTAGCGTTGATGCGTGTTCGTTGTGCATCATGGGTGAGCCTTTTTCGGTGCTGCGCCGTGCCGACTCGCCTTTACGGGTGTTGCCTAAGGCCTCGTCTTGGAGCCATTCGATGAAGCCGCCGCCGCGGTAGCCGTTGGGTAGGAGTTGGCCGCAGGCGTCGCGTAGCTCGCGCTGGCAGGGTGAACATAAATACAACTCTGACCTACCGGTGCATGCGGAGCATTGGGTCATCAGTCAGGCCATCTGCCTAGGTAGATGGTGGTGCCGTTCCATGGTTCGTGTTCGCCGTTGAGTCGCCAGATATGCCCTGTTTTAACGTGTTTGACCAGCACGTCGGCTAACGGTTGTGCATCATCCAGGTTGACGGTCCAGTTTGGGCCGGGGTTGAACAGGAATTCTTTGGTGAAGTAGCGCATGTCGCAGTCCAGCCCGAACCGGCTGGTGAGAAACCGTTTGTGCAGTATTGGTTTCGGGAATTTGGGGTCGATCCAGTGCAGGCCGCGCTGGTCGGTGATGTAGCCCATTATTTTGACCTCCACCACATCCGAAACAGTGAAGCGAAAATGAATGCCATGATGAAAATCAGCATGGCGTGCACGATGGTGTCGCCGATACTCATCGTGGTCTGCCGTAGGTGCGGATTTCGCGGCGATGTACCCGCACCACCCATGGCAGCATGATTACGACGAGAACGACACCGGCAACAGCCCACCAGCGGTCTCCCCCAAGCCACATGCTCAGCAGCAGGGCGCCCAGCCCGCCATACATAGCTGCGTAGCAGGCATACAGGTGGAACACTGCGCCACTGCGGCGCCAACGTTTTTCGAGGAAAATACCCCCTGCCAATCCGGCCAGCCATGCGGCCCACAATGCTATGTCAATCATCCTCCGAAGCCCCTTTCCGCACAGTCGATTACCGCTTCTGACGTGTCGACAACCTTCTCCACGCCTGTGGATTCAGCGATGGCCCATGGTAGGAACAGCGGGTCGAAAACTGAAATCGGGATCATCGCCAACCCGACCGTGGTGCCAGCGGTGGCGGCGACGTTATCGGCTACATCCCTGGCATATTCCTCGGGCTTGCACGCAGGCGGCTTAGGTGGACTCGGAACCGGGGTCTGCTTCGGCCAATCACCAGGCATAGCGGGAAGATTCGGTCCCATGTCGCGTTCGGCCTGCTGTTCCAGACTGCCGCTGCCACCGACACCGCCCATAATGGGTTCGTCCCCAACAGGTTTCATCGGCGGGTCGTTGAACGGGTCATCGCCACCGCCTGTTTTGAAATGATTGTCCACCATCTGATTCCCGCCGCCCGGATGTAGCCCCGGGGTGGTAACCACGTCGGGCTGCAGTTGTGCGCCCCTGGTTGCTAGGTCGGTGCCGACTTTGGTGTCGTGGACAACGAATTTCGCCAGTGCCGACATGATGGCTGATTCGTGTTGTCCGGCAACCATTTGGCGGGCTGCTGCGACAGTGGGATCGGTGGAGGGTGGTTGTTTGTCGGTGACGACATACATGTCGCTGACGTTGTAGCCGTCTTCGCCTGCTTTGTCGGCGGCGTGTACCAGGTTGCCCGACAGCGATGTCAGGTTTCCGGCCTCTTCGCGTGCGGATTGTGCCGCGGAGCGTAGCTTGTCGGCATGGTTCTGTGCGGCCTGTAAGGCCGCGCCGGTGCGTGCCACGGTGGCTTCGCGGGTATCACCTTCCCACGCCAGATTTCGCGCCTCGTCGTGCACGGCCGCGTGGGTTTCCTCGAGCCGGTCGGCGCTGGCGTCGAGCCATTCGGCGCCGTTGGCCAGGTCTGAGCCGTCAAACGTCCGTAGCTCCGAAAGTGTGGGCACTATGGTCATAGTCGTCGCCTCCTCCATAATTGTTTGGGTTATTCTGTTGTCCGCCTTGGCCTTTCAGCGCGGTGCCCAGCGTGGTGCTGATCACGCTGCTGATCACGCCGCCGATGCTGCCGACGGCGCCTGTGCCGGCACCGACAACGCCTGTGACGTCGCCGAGTATGTCACCGATCGGTCCGGTGATATCACCGATTTTGGTGCCGCCTTGTTTGTCGGTTTGGCCGAAGGCGGCGGCGCTCGTCATGGTTAGCTGCCCAGTCTGATCCATGTGTTGTGCGAACTGCTGGGTTGCGGCTTGGTGTGCGGTGATCAGTACTTGCATCCCGGCCGCGGACGGGAACACCCCCACATCGACCCCTGGTGGGTCGCCTGCGCCAAGATCACCGCCGGTCGCACTCCACCCGCCACCAGTGGCTGCTAGCTCGCCCGGTGTGGCTTTGAATCGTCCGGTCATACCAGTTCCTTTGGTACGGACGGGTAGCGGCGTTGCATGTCGTCGCGGTGCTGATGGCTATTGGTGATCGTGATGCCCGCAATTTCGGCGATCCTTTTGAACGCGCGAATACGTAGCTGTCCGCCGCTTCTACCTTCGGGGATGATGACGCCGGCCCAAATTCCGTGCGCGGTGGGGGTTGTCCAGGCGTCGTGGGCGCATTGTTTGCGTATCGGGCATTCGTAGCGGCACAGTAGCAGCGCTTTGATGTCGGGATGTTTCGTGTCGGTGCAGCGGAGCCACCGTTCCGGGTCTGCGGCGCATGGCGGCGGTTGTTCTGGGGGGTGCATCGGCTGGTTCATTTTTTAGTCCTCGATTCTGTCGAGCATCGCCTTGAGGTTGGTGATGGCTTGGTCCCAGTCGAATTCGTCGGCGGGGTGTAGGTCGGGGCGGTGGTGGCGTTTGCGGGTCGCTTTGGCGGCGTTGCGTCTGGCGTTGTCGAGCTGGGCCTGGGTGGGCCATCGCGCGCGTCTGGCTGGCTCTGTGGCGGGTTTTGAGGGGTTTCTGGTGTCATCGGTC